GACCTGCGTAATCGGATCTCGCTCTGTAGCATGCGTGACGTGGTCGAGCAGGGCGGTGTCATGACGCTAGCGCGCGACAACATTGCTACGGTGTGGGCGAGAGTTTATGCGCAGCCGCATCTGCCATCGTTCATTTCGAAGTACGGTTACGCCATCAAGGAGCCGCATGAGCGGCCAACCCACCTGATCACCATCCGCTACAAGATCGATCTCGATCTCACCAGTACCGCCTGGATCTACGAGGCGCGGCTGAAGTCGCCGCCGCGCTGGTACAAGATGGTCGGCTGCTATGACGACGAGAACTGGATCGTGATGCACGCGCATCTGGTCGAGCGTTCGGATCTGGCAACGCCGCCGCGCAGTCGCCTGTCAGCGGACACAAGAGAGATCTGAATGGCCGGCATTACGCTGCAATTCGCGCCCTGGTCGACATTCCGGGCGCGCAAGGACAATGCCGAGATCCGTAGCTGGCTGCAAAGAGTCGCCAAGGCCTCGGAGGCCGCGTTCAAGGGTGGAATGGGCAACTATCCGCCAGCCTCGGCGCCGGGCGCCTGGCCCAATATCCGCACCGGCAATCTGAAGGGCTCGATCCGTACTGAGGTGACTTCGAACTCGATGACGATCGGCAGCAACATGCGTTACTCGATATTCCTGCGCACCGGTACTTCAAGAATGGCGCGGCGCAAGATGAGCGACGATGCGCTAAAGGCCGGCATGCGTGCCGGACGGCTCGGCCACTGGGTCGAGTGGACAAGGGCCGCTTGAGATGGACGCCATCACACCGGTCGCCGAGCAGCGATTTCTGCCGGCAGTGACGGAAGCGATTACCGAGTGGTTTCCGGAGCTGCGAACGGCGAATGGTGGATCGCGCGTGGTGGCGGTCAGCGACATCGACATCACCAAGGAGAATATTCCAAGCCTGCCGATCGTGCTGGTGGCGTTCACACAATCGCTCGGCGAGCAGCTACTGCGTAGCTCCAGCGATGAATTCAAGGTCACCGACAGTTTCATCGTCGAGTTCTGGCTGGAGCCGGAGCGGGTCAAGGCTGGTGGCAAGGAAACGCCGTACTGGAGCTACTATCCGTATGAATTCATCCGCAACAAGCTGATCACCGGCTTTCTCGATTTCGAAGGTCCGAACGGCGAGCACGTCGCCTATCGCGGCTTGCATGTCGAGGCCGATCCGCTTGCGGCGCGGCTGACCTTCACCTTCATCGCCACGTTCCAGTGGTGCGCCGATGATCGACAGGTGACGGCCGATATTATCAACGCGATTGGCTTCCGGCTCTGCACACCGGAGTCCTGCATTCCAGAACCGGAATGTCCTGAACAAGACGACGATAAATGCGATCCGTGCACATAGGTTTTTCAACCCAGCAACCAAGGAGGCCCGCAATGGCCACGATTTACGTGAAAGCGAAGCCGGGCCGCGTGGCCTATCACGAAGGCCGCAAGATCTCGCACGATGATTTCGTGCCGGTCCCCGACAGCCCGTACATCCGCCGCCTGATCAATCATTGGGAGGATCTGGAAGTGCAAGGCGACACCGCACAGACCGCGCGCCGGCAGCCGCCCCCGCCGCCGCGTGAGAGCAACTGATTTTACCGCACCGAACCTGCAAAGGAGATGACTGATGTCGATTGATAGCCTGCGGTCCGGCGCAATCCGGATTTGTTTCGACCCTTCGCTCAACGCCTATCCGAGCAAGTGTCGCATTCTGATGGAAGGGCAGATGCTCGATACCGGCACTGCTCTCCCGGATGAGTTGATCAAGATCCCGTCGCTGCGCGATGTCGATCTGCTGTTCGGTGAGGGCAGCGTGATCGCGGAGGGCCTCAAAATCGGGTTCGGCTGCTGTCCGAACCAGGCGATGGAGTTTTACGCCTTGCCGCGTGATGACGCCAGCGCAGGCGCTACCGCGGCAGCGGTTTACACCATCACCTTCACGGGACCGGCCACCAGCGACGGCAGGGTTGATCTGTTCATCGCCGACGGGCGGTACAATACGTCGACCCGCGTCGTCGAGGGTGACACCGAGGCGGACATTGCGACCGCGGTGGCGGATGCACTTACGGCAGAGCCGGGCTTGCCGTTCACGGTGACGCACGCGCTCGGGGTGATCACCCTGACTGCCAAGAACAAGGGCACTGTTGGCAACTGCATCATGCCGATCTTTAATTGGCACAATCGCCGCGATTACGCGCCGATGGGTATTGAGGTCGACATCGCCCAGACTGTTCAGGGTGCGAATGGACCGACAACGCAGCTGGATTACGCCGCGATCCTGGGCGAGTGCTGCTACTGCTGCATCGGCATGCTGTACGCCGATGATGATTGGCAGAATGCCATGATCGCCTATATCGCCGACGCCTGGAGCTGCGAGAAGCCGCAGTGCTTCGGTCACGGCTATACCTACAACTACGGCACGCTCGGTCAGATCATGGCGTCCGATACCAACTCGGCTGAGATCTCGCGGCTCGCACATTGCTGCGACGATCCGTCGGCGGGCTGGATGAAGGCGGCGGCCTATGCGGCGTTGAGCTGCTGCTCGGCAGTCGACAATCCGGAGATGTCGATCCAGGGCCCGAACTTCGGCGTGCTGTCGTGCTTGCGGCAGCCGGAGAGCTGCTTCCAGTGCTTCACCTTCGATGAGCAGCAGCTGCTGCAGGCCACCGGCTTTGTGGTCACGGTCCCGCTGCAGGGCGGCACCGGTTCGATGACGCAGCCGATGATCGTCAACGATGTCACCAATAATCGTTATGACGAAAACGGCCGGCTCAATGCGACCTGGTGGAATGTCAGCGCACGGCGTCTGGCTGCAGCCACCGCTGACCAGGCGGCGATTGCGCTCGGTCAGGTGATTGGGCTCGGGCTGTTCACCAAAAACACCACGATCCCGGCCGGGATCAAGGGCACCAATCCGAAACTGATCCAGGGTCAGTTCCGGGCCTGGGCCAAGAGTCAGGTCGGCAGATTGTTTTCGGAGTTCGAGGACATCGATCGCGACATTGTCCTGCGCACCGACTTCGAAGTGGCGCCGAAATGTCAGGGCATTCCTGGCAAGCTGTGGATCGATTTCACCTATCGTCCGCCGGTCCGCATCACCAACATCATCATCAACGCGCAGCCGGCATTGCTCAGCAACTGCTGAACGCCAGCCTGAATTCGGAAAGGAGTAGACCCCCATGACTTGCGAGAATCAGGTAGGCGTAAAAAACATCCTGCTCACGTTCAAGGACTGCGACACTGACGCCGTCTACGGTCCGATCGCGCACAAGCTGAGTTCGGAAGATCTGCCGACCTGGCGGCTGTGCCCGTACAACAACGATCCGCTGCCGCAAGGCTACGTCAAACGGCAGCCAACCAATCCGGAGGTTGAGATTAAGGTCATCCGGGACATCAGGATCCCGCTGGCGATGTATCAGGGCTGCAGCGACGTCAACCTGCAGGTCGAATACTACAATGGCTTGGTCTATTCCGGCGTCAAAGGCACCGGGACCGGTGACGAAAAGTCCGACACCCATGAAGTGACCATGACGGTCACATTCAAGGAGATCGATGAAATGCTGCCGCAGGGCACGCTGGATTCGACCGAGAATCCGATTACGCCAACCTTCGCGGTGGCGGCATAGGAGACGTGTCATGGCAGAGGGAAACGTAAACGGTACCAAGCTGGAGAAGATTCCGATCTCGTTCCAGCTTGGCGATAATGTCATCGACGGCGCGGTGGTGCGGCCGATGACATTCCAGACGTTTTCGAAAGTTGTCGCCGAAGCGCAGGGTATGAAAGAGCCGGAAGCCTGGCTGGCTCGGATGCGGCGGGTGCGGATGGCCAGGCAGGTGCAGTATTATATCAACGGCACTGTGATGCCGGTTGGCATCATGGATATTCCGAAGCTATCGATACCCGATGCACGCAGCATCATTGCCCGCCTCGACGAGCACGAAGCGCCGGTTGGCAAGATCGTCCGCGATGGTGATGGGATCGACAAGGCGATCACTTACGAGCTGGGTACGCCAATTCAGACCGGAGCTGGCAAGCCGGCGATCACCGAGCTGGAATTTCACGCCAGCACCTACGGCGACATCGAGGACGTGAT